GGAGGCACTAGCCAATGCTTAACATCCGCGCCAGTTCGCTTGCCGACATAATGACCGACCCAAAAGGCAAGGATGAAACCTTGTCCGTAGGGGCTAAAACAGCAATTACCAAGCAAGCCAAAGAGTTTGTTTACGGCTATGACGAACGCTTCTCTAGCAAGTACACCGAAAAGGGCTTGTTGAAGACCGTTCGATTGAATTGCTTAACTCTGTATTGTTCACGGACTACAAAAAGAACACAGAACGCAAGACAAACGAATGGCTAACTGGCGAGGCTGACTTGGTAACGCCCAACTCAATCATTGACATAAAGACTAGCTGGTCTCTGCCAACATTCCCATGCCTAGCTTCAGAAGGTGAAAACAAGACCTATGAGTGGCAGTTACGGGCTTATATGATGCTGTGGGACTTAGACCAAGCACAGATTGCATATTGCCTTGTTTCCACGCCTGATCACCTGATTGGGTATGAAGATAAGGCATTGCATCAAGTTGACCACATAGCGCCTGAATTGCGCGTTACGTTGGTTAGCTATCAGCGCGACCAAGCCCTTGAAGACAAAATTAAACTCAAGGTTGACGAAGCGCGTAAGTATTACGACAAAATCGTAAAACAAATTTCAGATGAACATTCAAAGTAAGGAAAGAAAATGGCAATAGTTTATGAAGTAACCGTTAAAACAGGTACATATCAAAAAGATGGACAAGAGAAAATTCGCTATCAGCGTATTGGTGATGTGATTGAAACAAAGAAAGGACCAATGCTTAAAATTCATACCATTCCAGTAATTGAAGGCGGTTGGTCAGGTTGGTGCTATTTGTTTGTTCCTAAGACTGACGATCAAAAAAATGCGCCAATTAAACAGTCAAATGAAGGCTTTCCAGCAGACGAAGACATTCCATTTTGATTTTTGGGGGTGAAAGTCAGCACTTTGCAGTTGCCTTGGCAAGTAATCCCCACCTTTTTGCATAGGAACCGATATGAACTACACAAACGCAAGATTAGGCGCAGAACGCGGAATGAACCAAGCTGTTGATCACGCAAACAGGGTTGCCCCTTTATGGTCTACCAGAGCCTACGAAAAACTCTTTGAATACGCTTGGCTTGGCAATGACTTTATGACTGAAGACGTTCGCCTTTGGGCAGAGCAAACTGGCCTTGATTCACCGCCAGATAACAGGTCATGGGGTGCTGTCATCAACAAAGCAGTCAGGGCAAACTTGATTGAACGTGTTGGTTACGGAAACTCAAAAACAGGTCATATGCGCCCAATGCCTATTTGGAGAAAATGCCATGTTTGAGATTACCGACTTTCACATCCTTGCAAGCATGATCTTGTTTGCTTTTCTTGTAGATTGGATTTTCTGGTGAAAACAGTATTAGCACCTAACGCACCTTGGCCTAAACCAGATGAAAAGCTAGTCAAACGATTTGTGGCAAGAATAAAGATTAAGCATGAAAATGCTGATTTAGATTATTTTCTAAATTCTTATGACGAACTTAAAACTACCGAAAAACATAGTTCCCGTGACAAGTTATCGGGGCGATTCAAGAGTAATTAGAAACCACAACCTTGCCCGTATCAAAGAACAAAGGCTTTGGCGGTGCAAGGTTTGTGATAGATATTTCCAAACTTTAGGCGAAGCAAAGGAGCATCGGCATGGATAACATCACTCTTTTAGGCAGCATTTTGTTAGCAGGTGCAATAGTATTTATTGCAGTCTTTGCGCTTGTAGCTTCACTGATGGTTGCGCTAGACGATTAAGAAAAAGCGCGTGTGCCTTGTTTGTCAATGATTAGCTTGGACATTTTTGGCACATCACCTTCATTGGTTGGGATAGCAATGTGAGTCCAGCCGCCACCTTTAACGGGGTCTGAAAACTCACGAATGATTTGCTGATAAGCCAAGCCACTACCAATAACTGCGCGTACAACTTCATCAGGCGTCATGCCCGGCACACGAATATCAGCAGCACAACCACGGCGGTGATCGCTTTTATTACTTGAGCCAACGGCATTATTGACAGCCTCAGAACGAAACGCGCTGTTGACCATAATAGGTTTGCCACCCAACAAGGTTTTGACTTCTTCCAAGAAAGCCGCCAAACGGGGCAGATTAGCCACGGCGTTAACAAAAACTTCCTTGCCATCAATAATGCACTTTTCTTGCTCAGTTGGCGTGTTATCCAATGTGCGATGATCGGTGTGGGTCAGTTCTTCAAACGTGAAATGCTTACTCAGTTGCATCTGTTTTCTCCATTACGTTGTTGATCTTGATTGCAGCCAACCAGCCAATAAAGCCACCAATCACTGTGGAATAAGCAGGGGCAATAATTGGGAAAATGTCTTTGTTATCAATCATTGCGTTTGGCATAAACAGCCCACCCAAAAGAGTGATTGTCATTGTCAACAGAATAAAAGCCAGCGTGTAAGTAATTACTGTGGCTAGGTGCAGAATTTCTTTTTGAAAGTCGGTCATTTACGTTTCTCCATGATCTTTTCAGCGGTACGACCACCAAAATATGCCAGCATGATTAGCTGACCCCATTCGCCCAACAACTTAACGTAACTCTCATTGACGTTAATACCGCCCGCGCTTAAAGCAGCAAACAAGAAGTAAGCAACAAAAATAGCAATTAGCGTCATAGGACGGATGTTCTTGGATAGCCAAGAATCGCTTGTCATATCTGCTTGCCAACGCTCAGTCACGGCTTTGGTTTCTACTTCAAAGGCTTTTGTGTCAATCTCTTTTAGCTTTAATGCTAGGTCTGGATTGGCTTGTAGCGCCTGAGTGACTGTCTCAATAGAAGCTGGTACGCCTAATTTGTCAGCAATAGCTTTGACCGCCATGCCGCCCATTGGTCCCATAACCGCTGTGGCAAGTGCAGGGGCAGCGCCTTTTAGGATGTTTAATAGATCATTCATCGTTTGCCTTTGGTAAAAGTTTTTGTTTACGTTCTTTTTCTTCAATACGGAATAACAACGCTTCAGCTTTAATGATTTGTTTGTTTACATGAATTATGGCAAGGGATAGCCCCATCAAGCAAAAGATAATCAGCGTGACAATAGCAACCCAAAACCAAAATTCCTTCATAGAGTGAAATACATTCCAATCATTTGCAGAAACCCTATCGTTACTGCTATAACGTAGGTCACTTTGGCTACCAGAATTTCTTTGCGGTGTTCTAGTCGCCATCGGTTATCTCGTTCTTTCTTGGCTTTTAACGCCCTTGCTACTTCCTGTTCTTCTAAAATTTCATCGTACTTAACTAAAAACTCTTGATACATTGCGCCCAAACCTAAAGATTCAGGCGTTCCGTAAATCATTGATTGTTTTAATTGTGCAGAAAGTTGGTTCATTTGCCATTGAATCTCAATACGGTCAATCGCACTATCGGCAACTTTGTCTGTGGTCAATGCCAACTCGTCTAGTTCTCGACAATGCGCTTTAAGATGCCTCATTGCTTCAAAGTAAATTTTGAGGTTTTCGCAAATGTCATGTACAGCCCTTGCTTGGAATTCCTCAAAACTTAACTCTTGTTCTGGTTCTCGTCTGAATTTTTTCTCGGATGGTTTGGCTGGCTTGGAGGCTTCTTGCTTGGGACTAGGGCTTCCAACAGGCTTATTAGGCGTTCCCAATAGACTTTTAATCCATCCCCAGATTCCAACGACTTCTGCATAGATCGCTTTAGCGTCCGCAACTCCGCCTTCAATTTGGCTTTTGAATTTTCCAATTTCTGCTTTCCCTTCTGACAAAAACTGGCAGGTTGAACGTATAGCACCGACCGCAGTCTGCGCCATAAGGAGGAGGCTAATTGGGTCAATGTCACACCTCTAAATTTAATTCAGATGTGGCTTTACAGAAGCCCAGATCACGCCAGCCATGCTAATCAGCATAATGCCAGATGCCTTTATCATGATGCCTTCAATGCGTTTTAAACGGGCATTAATTTGCTCGTACCGCATCGCACAAACTTCCTCATGCGTAGATAGTCTGGCTTCTGTTGCGTCAATAGT